AGGGAGTAGAAATCCCCTGTTATATCCATTTAACTAACACCGGAGTGTTTGGTGGGCCTTACTGGACTTGAACCAGTGACATTCCGATTATGAGTCGGACGCTCTAACCAACTGAGCTAAAGGCCCAGATAAATTATTGTCTTATTTGCTTGCCAACTTTAGTTAAATATTCTACACCACAGGTGCCTGCTTCAACATCTAGTAGTGCCTGCACAGTAGGAAGATTTTCATATTTAGGTTGCGCTGTAGTTGATCCTGCATTGCGTGCAGCAATAACACGAGTCTTTGCAATTTCGTGCCCACGTACACCTGCGGCTAAAATTAATTGGAATCGGTTGCCACCAAATACGGCATCACAGTTATCAATGTTGTATTTTTCAACTGACGCTATCTTTTTTGACATAGTATGTACCTAAGTTATTATTTAAAATACTATTATAACATAGGATTACTTAGATGTCAACGTTTTTGTCTGGGAACTTTTATAGAAGTACTTCTTAGATCTCTGCTTTGATCATCCCAGGCACGTTGCTGTACCATAGTTATTTCTTCAAGCAATTTACCTTTTTCAATAACGCTTCTTATATAGATATTCCCCGATTTTAAAGTTTCAATCTTAACTCGTATATGCAATAATATACGTTTAGGATTAGTAACGTCGTGTATAATAATCTCTGGTCTGGCTTTACCGCCAAGATATGTAGCTGTTAAGTTAACTTTGCTTAATTTATCTCTAAGATTTTTAAATCGTAAAATTTTAAAACCGCCTTTGTTAAAGTCGACTAGTTCTACACTAGGATCGCCTAATGTAGCAAAATGAGTAATAGCATGTGCTAAGATATCAACAAATTGTGCTTCTTTGGTATCATTATCACCCATTAAATTTCTAGCTAATTCTTCTGTTACTAACTTATAAATGTAGGCCAACGCTTCAAATTGGTTCTCTCTATTTAAAGTATTAAATTGTTGAGTATATTTACTAACGTCGATACCAAAGTAATTCCATAATTTAATCATCGACGTCATATCAGCGCCGCCTACTTGGCCAAATTGTTTAATTCCACCAATTTTAAGACTAGTGTTAAGTCTTAAATAGCGCATTTGCCCGCTGGTTTCTTTCACTCCAACCCATACATCTGTTTTTTTATCAGTTTCACTGGCGGCGCCATCTGCTACTATATTAATTTCATCTGCTTTGCCGTTTAGATAAAAATATTTACTATAGCGTTCAGCCATTGGACTGTTAACATACGCAGCTGCACTTAAAAACTCGCTAGTAACCAAACTGCGTTTTGCAGGATCCATTAGATCTTTATACGGACCAGTTTTTAATTTAAGTATAAAAGAAATAGTATCTGAAATTTGACTATTTGCATCATTTACAGTAACTTGATATGTATCTTCTCCGGTCAGTTTTAATTGACTTAAAATACTTGCAATATCATCAGGTGTAACTGTTGCTATGTTTTCATTACCTCGACGTTTGGTAAATTTAGCAAACATAGCGGCGCCCAGGATGCCCTCGGCAATTTCACCTTTATTGGCTACTTTAGGTTTTTCGGCGCCTGAAGCTGTATAATGTACTAAAGGATTTTGAATAGCCGAATTGCTACCAACTACTAGCCATGTTTGGCCCTTGTCATTTTTAAAAGCATATTGATCCTGCCCTCGACCAAGTTGTAGTGTAGCATCAAACTCGGATACTGTAGCGGGATCAATCAATTCAATATAACCACCGGTGTCAATTCCCTGTCGAGATAATTCCGCAGAAAATTTTTGTCCGTGTATACTATCACTAATGAGAAACTGTTCACCGGGGCCGTATTTAGATATAGTTACTTCAAAAAGATTGTCAATAAGGTTAATAAATTCGCGCATATTGTATTTATTATTCTTTACGCTCGATGTCATCTTCGACGCAGAAGTCACCGTATTGTATTTCAATTATACGACAGGGTTTGTTGTAAGGGTTAGCCAATTGATGCCACTGTTCTTCCGGTATGCGATGAGTTGAATGTTTATTTAGATGCGGTGTTTGAATAGTAGTTGGGTAAACACGACTATATTCGCCTACGGTTGCTTGGCCGTCTGCAACAAACCATAATTCAGATCTATTATAATGTTTCTGCATACTTAGGTGCTTACCGGGATTAATGGTTAATTCTTTGACTTTTAAGCCCAAAACGTCATGTAATACACGATAATAACCCCATTCTCGCTCAGTTTTAGGCGCTTTCCATTCATCTAATATCCAACTGCTACTATTACGCTTTTCCATGCCGCCGACACCAAATACAAATTCTACATCCTTGCACTTCATCTCAGGAATATTGTCTTGGGTTCTATCGCCGCCATTGGCAAATACTATATGGCTGTTTGGATACATTAGTTTAACATTATTAATTGCTTCAATAGCCGTGCCGTCATTATCATCAAACAATATACAATGATCAACCATTTTTAAGTTTTCGATAATAGCAATCCGCTCGATACTAGGCATAAATGCACGGCCTTTCTTTCGAGCTACCCAGGCATCACTGTTTACGCCAACGACTAGTATATTACCTAATGCTTTAGCTGCTTTGAAATATTCTATATGTCCGCTATGCAAGCAGTCAAATCCACCAGTTACAAGTACAACTCGATTAATCATATTTTTTCTTAGGTGGGCGCAAGATGCCAACTGGCTTGGTAATCTTAGTTTTTTTAATTATGTTTGCCTGCTTGATAGTCTGCTTGTCCGATGGTGTAGATATATTAATAACTCCATCAAATGTGCGAGTAGCTTCTTCTGGAATTTCAGTCCATTGACTTACATAATCGATAAAATAATTTTCTTTATCTAGCCACGGATATAATATATCTTCCTGTCGTAGATACCCATATTGAGTTATCGAATCGACCACAGTCGGATTTAATAAACCCAGATCAATTAGATCATACCACGTTGTGTTAGTTGCATCCATAGGAGCAATGTCTGATTTGTATACTGCTATGTGTATCCATGGGTCATTAAATGATTTAAGTAGGTAAGCATCCTTGCAGTCAAATCCATTTACTGCCAACATATAAATTAAACTAGTTGGAGTAAAGTTATAAAAACACCCGCTGTGTGTTCGACTATAATATTTGTTATCTGCTACGCCGCTATGTTGCGGAATGCTCAATACTAGCATAGCATTGACATTCATCTGTTCGTTCCATACTCGTAATGTTTCGATTGGATTAGTACTATATTGCAGACTATCATGCGACCATACTAGGTCAGCTTGTACTGGAATACATCGTGCAGTAAAATCTCTGTTGATTGGTCGAATATTAGCAAACGACGGTATTTGACCAAGTTTAGCAGCATCACGATCAACTGCATAACAATTATAATTATAAGGGCGAGGAGGATCGTCGCGTGATACTAATGTTGCCCACCAAGTGATGTCTTCACCTGTTCCACAGCCCATATCTACAATCGTATGTAAACTATCAAGAAAGCTATCATACTCCCTAAGTTGATTTAATACCTTAAGTGCATGTCTAGCCATTTTTTAATATCCTAAAAATAAAATCTTTACTGAAGTTAGTGTAAGCTTCTATAAATTTTGCAGTATATTCTGCTTCGTCTATTATATTATTGCTTAATCTTGCATAACGTAGTTCTTGTGAATAGTGTATGAGTTGACCTTTACGATTCATATAATCCAATATGTCAATATTATCGTTTGGGCCAATATGAGAAGAAACGTATTTAATCTCTTCCCACTGTGCTAACAGTTCGTCTACGTTATTGATTAACTGTTGCATCTTCCATTCCTGCTGTGCGCAGTCTAACAATATGTCCAATCATGTATGATTTTGCTTCCAAACCTTTCATAATGCCTAGCCATTTATTACGCAGTAAGGCTACTTCGTTAATGATGGTTTCCATATCAATAACTTCGCTTTCACCATCGACATACTTTTCAGCATCGCGACTGGTCAGCGCACGTGCATAGGCTTCAAGATACTTTTTGTAGTGGTCCTGACGGATTTTACGAAGTTTGATGTTGAGAAAGTTAAGCACCGCTTCAATCTCCTGTAACTGATTGAAACGTTGCTCTGTAACTCCGGGTAAAGTAGCTAGGCCTTTTTCAATATTGCCGTGTACCTTAACTTCATTTTTAGCCTGTGCTAGCTCATTACTATAGTAGTCAATGAAGTCAGGCAATGCGCCAATATTTTGTACTACTCGGTTATACCACATACTTACTCGTCGTCGTAGTCGTTTTCAGGTTCGGCTTCTTCGCCTAGATATTCTTCCACAGCACGTCTAAGGTATGCATCGGTACCGCCAAACTTTTTCAAATCTGCTTCTGTAATGCTGTGATCAGCAACTACATTAACCACATGATCTGCTACTGCCTGTCGATCTTTTTGTGAAATATATTCCTTAGTAGTAAGCCACATTTCACTTAACAAATCAATTTCTAAACTCATTATTCAGTCCCTTGTTCAAGTACTTGGTTTTCAGATAAATCTTCGTCTGCTACGTCGGTAGCTTTTGTACTTAGCAAATGCACATTAGTTGAAATTTCTTTCATTACTTTATCTAGACACTCATCTTCATTACGTTCCCATGCTTTACGGAATTTTTTAATAACAACCCCGTCTGCTAGTGTGTAGACTAAACTGTTGCCTTCTTTTTTCAGCATGTTTTTAGCTTCTAACATATCTACCATACCTGAATAAGGACTCATACCAGTTTCATATGGAATCTCTACTTGTACACTCTCAAACGGTTTAGCATATCGTGTCTTCATAATCTTACAAGCGGCACGGATACCGTTAACTGTTGTGGTCTTATTACCGTCAGCGTCTGTTTTAAGTTTAAGTTTACGCATAGCTACAACAATACTTGAAGCATAGATAAAGCCTTGACCGCCACTAATCTTGTCATCTGGGTCAAACATATCCTGTGACGCATACGTATGGTTAGTTGCTACTAGACCTAAGTTTAATGTACCAAACATGTTCACACAGTTACGTACAAGTGCTGTTAGTGCTTTAGGTTTACGACCCATATCACCTTTCATTTCACCTGCTTCAAACTGGTTAACGTCTGTCGGAGTTAACATCATTCCTAAACTGTCCAGAACAAACAATACTTTAGGACGGTCTTCTTCTGGAAGGGTACGATACTCTTTAACAAAGTCACTGATAACTTTAGCCACATCATCAATCATAGCCATGTTAAGTTTAAGCAGTTTACTTTCGTCTGTATCTACACCCAATGCGTGTAGCCATGCTTCGTCAAGTGCGTTTTCTGTATCAATTAAAATAACATAAATGCCTTGCTCCTGTGCATGACGTACAATATTACCCGAACAGATAAATGATTTTCCTGCACCCGATTCACCAGCAAACACAGTTACCTTACCCATAGGAATGCCTTTATTAAAGTCTCCGCTTAATAGATAGTTTAATGTGTAGTTGCCTGTACTGATCCAATCTGTAGGATCGTTAAAGCCAATACCTAACCCATCAATTGATTTGGTAATTGATTTTCTAAATTTACTAATGTCGAATGGTTTTGCCATAATGTTTTCCTTTGAGTGTGTATTAAGTTTATTTTACATGAATTATACTGCTATGTCTACATGTAATGACATATATCTTTTCCAAAATTTACCAATTGCACTAGGATCAAAGTCATCGAATCCTAGTTGAGTATATAACTGTTGCATATTGCTGATAAACAATTCTGCAGCAAAAATAGTCGAGTCCACATCAACAACTATTTTTTTATTTTTTACAAGATGCCACAGATAGAATTTTTGCATTTCATCGTTGTCAGTTATGTAATTATCATTTTCAAATTGTTCCCAGGTTGGCCAATCGTGTCCTTTTAGTATATTGTATTTTTCTTTACAATAATTACCTGCGTATGATTCAATCGGTTGTAGATTTGATGTTTTTAGTTTTGCTGCAATATCAAAGAATTTTCTATAATTTTTTAACATTATCACAGTGGCATTAGGCCACACTTTAAGCAAATTTAATACCTCGCCCGGACCTCTATGAGAGCAAATGAAGAATTTTAAATTTGATTTTGATAGCTGCTCGGTGAGTGAATTTATATAATTAATAGTTGGGCTACCTGTTCTCCATAGTTCCTGGACCGGTCCATATATGTCAGCATCGCCATATTCATACATTGATATCCAATTTAGCATGTCATGCCTCGGTGCTAGCGAATTTAATGCAGTCTCTAGTCTAAACTGATAATCATTGGGACTATTAATCAAATATTCAGCAGCACGAGTATCCTGCGGTACAGCATACTTACTCAATGATAAACAATTGCTTATAAATTTGCCGCCGGCAAATGGTGTAAATTGTATAATAACTGGATTTGTGCTGTCGAAATTAACCATTGAATTTCTCTAGTTGTGTTAGGTAATGTTTACTCATGTACCAATCATAATTATAATCAACCGTGTCTTTTTCTAATAGATATAAATCATGCCAATCGGCAGTGGTCAAATGACCAAACTTTGATAACATACTTAGAAGTTCTACTAATCGAACAACTGGATTGGTAATTGAGTCAAAGTCATAATTAAATATTGTAGTGAATAGTTTAAATCCGTATATTTCAGCTAAATGCCGGTGCCAGCCCGGTTGACTATAACCTAGCCATAAAGATTTACCTACTACTGGATATAAAAACTTTTCGGTAACAAACGGTACGTTGCTGGTTGCCATTGTTTCCGATACTATTTGTATAAATGATTGATTTATCTTGTCTAATAGTATTTTTATATTACGTTTATGATTATAGCGTGTATAGTCAATTGAATAGATATTATTATAAAACTCGTCCGCATCAGCACCATCTGCTATGATAAATTTTCTATAAAATCGTTCATCTAGACTAGATTCAAAACACGCAATTATATTACCATCGATTCGATCTTTATATGTGGAGAAATTTTTAGTATTGTATTCAGGTGTAAACCAACCAAATTTATGTAGTGCCGATGTTAACAATTGTCGCGATATATGTTCGGACCCATTAAAAGAACATACAAAGTTCTTAAAATCTTTTTCTTTATCGACTAATTTAATATTAGTAAAGTGTGAGAAATTTAATGTATGCTGATACTCTGATGAAAACCGAATATTTAAATTTGAATAATTAGCATGAACCGCCTGCGATAAAACATTATGATATTGAATGTCGTATTGTTTGCCCTGCGCACCTGCGTAATCGTTTATACTATCTAATACCGCATTACAATTATCTACGTCAAATCCACCAAGGTGATCAAGCAATTGAAACCTGGCTGGTAGGCCGGCAAAGTCGATTGCTGATTCGGGTAAGAGTTGATATTGTGTTATTTGCAATTTCTACTCCACCATATATTATAAATTTTGCTTAACAAATCTTTATCGGGCATTGCCAGTGAACTACTTTGTGTAATTTGTTCTATATTATCAATTACAGTGTCTATAGAGAATATATTATCAAGATCAAATACTAAATTATTCACTAGTTGATTGCTTGGGTGTTGATACAAAGTTTCTGTACTAGAAAATAAATTAAATTCTGGATTTTGGGAAATATTAATCATCTTAAATTCATCAATACTATCAACTTGTATCACAGCATTGCCAGTGAAGAATTGTTTTACTAGCTCTTTTCTTTTTGGGTTGCAGTATGCAGGATCATGTTGTAATTGTCTAATTAGCATAGGTGCTTCGACATAATAGTGTTTTGACCATACCATTTGCTCGACCCATGCTCTAGCACGTTCTGACGTGATAATTACATTAACAAAAATACTGCCTGACATAAATTGAGGTATCTCAGATTTATGTAATATTAAATTAACTTTTTTATTTGCCTGTACATTATCAAAATAATAATCATCGTGGCCATCAACAAGCAATTGATTATATTCTTCAAAAGATACCTGCGTGCCTCGATCGTATGTGCCGCTGTAAAAATCCGAGCGATATGGTAAATCAGGTTCTAATCGTAAATGATAGGTTAAATCAACGGGGAACTTTGAATCAACGTAATTAACATATGATTCAGCAAACTTATCTGTGCCCTTTATTGCTTCAATGGATGACTCCCAATGAGCAATATCATTACTTAATTGAAGTGCAGTCGATAGAAATCTACCAGCTCCGCCACTTGGGTATCTTACTACGATGAATGGAGACTTATGCATTCTTAGTGAGAGTTATTGTTTCTATATAATCCAATTCAATTGCTGAATCGATTACTTTTACTAGTTCGTCAACAGTCATATGTTGTCTAGTATCATAAAAAGAATTAACAGTTTGATCATCGTGTATTCTTCTATTCTTAGCAAATGATGTTTTAATCCTACCCGGGCGGATTTCTATTAATCGGTAATTAGAATTTTTTAATTCATCACGCATACATTGTATGAATGTAGTTAGCCCAGCTTTACTTGCGGAATAAATGCTATCGCCGCCCAATGAAGATTCAACCGCTCTGCTAGTAATAAAGATAATTTTACCTGTGGGATTTTGTTGAATAAATTTCTGTGTTAGATAAATTGGTGCCCGAAGGTTGACATCGAGTATATCAGTCCAAGCTTCTATATCATGAGTTAGTATACCCTTGCCTCCGCCGTGACTATGACCGGCATTGTTGATTAATACATCAACTCCGGATAAATCAACAGTTTGTAGATCGGATAGTGTGCTTAAATTAACTATCGGTTTGTCAATTGACAAGACATTATGGTTAAGCAATAGATGTTCTTTTAATGCTAACCCTAAACCTGAGGTAGTGCCAGTAATTGCTATTTTCATTTTTAGAAAAGAGGGATAGTACTTAAACTATCCCTACTCTTTTATCAATTAAGCAGTTTTCTGACGATTGCGAATCATTGCTAAAATGTCTTCAGCACGTTGTCCGCCAGCTGCCGGAGTAGCTATTGGTGCTGTTGGAGCACTAACTTCTACTTCATCAGTATCAAACGGAGCATCTGCTACTGGAGCAATTGCCACCGGAGCACTTTCAACATGCTCAGAAACAACTGCACGGTCTGCCGGTTGAGCTGCTACATCACTAGCCGCAGTAGTCGTTGCAGGAGCATTTGATGTGTATGAACCGCGTGGTTTAAAGTACGCACCCCATTTTTCTTCATCATATGGTTGACCATCAACACTTGCTTCAAACATTTCTTTCATGATTTTAAGCTCTGCTTCGTTTGGACGTTTAGGCAAGAAGTCAGCAAGGTTATATAAACCAAACTTCTCAATTGCTTCTGCTTCGTCTACAGTTAATGCAGATTCTTTACGTGACCATTTTGAAGTACTGTAGTCAGCATAACCACCTTTACTTGTTTTAGTAGCAGTAAAGTCCAAACCACCTGCATAGTCAGTTGGCAAGTTTTCTAACTCTGGATCCATCAATGCTGATTTAACCAAGTTAAAAATCTGTGGGCTAATGATAAAGCGACGAATTGGATTTTCTGGAGTCTTATCATCTTTCAATGGATTTTCACGTACAAAGCCTTGGAATAAGTATGATTTCTTTTTCCAGTATTTACGACCCATTTCTTCTAAACTTGGATCTTTAAACCATGTACGTACTTCTGCTAGGATCGGGCATGATTCACCCCACATCTCAACACATGGTACTTGTACTGTTGTTTTTTTACTGTCTGTTTGGCCTTTAATGCCAGCGAACTCTAAGTTGATCATATTACGTTCAACCCAGAAGAATGTGTTTTTTGGATCTGCATCTGGTAAGAAACGGATACGTGCTGTTGCACCTTCGTCAATATTCCAGTGTGCATAGATTGCGTTGTCGCCGCCGCCTGTGGATGATTTACCTGAACTACGTGTGTCTTGCGCTTGTAACTTTGCTCTGATTTCTGCTAATGATGTTGCCATGATGTGTTTCTCCTGTTGTTTTAAGTTGGTCTTAATATAAGTAACTTCCCGCTACCTACAATAGTATTTATCACCTATGCATTAATAATACGTTATATTGATAGCAAGGTCAAGTAAAAAGTTTAGATATTTTTACCAAAATATGGGAGTAGCTCATCTATTAGTTTACTGTATCCTACAATGTCTGGGTGTACTTCTTTCCAATTACTATATATAAGATCCAATTTCTCAGCGGCTACAATAGACATTGGCTTAAATTCTGTGCCAAATTTCTGCATGAATTCTGGAGTATCTGCTAGTTGGCTATACCATTCTGGGTCGCTTAGATATACATCTTCTAATAGATTAGGTATTAATAATTTAGTGGCACTAGGTACTACAGATGTTAAATTACTATATTGTTCAATACTCGGGTGTAGTTGACCCCAACACCCTAACATTAATACCTGTACATTATGTTGCAGAGCAATTTCATTTAATTTAGTATAGAATTTAGAAAAATAATCAGCAATCATATCATCTAAACTATCGTATTTCAATAAAGAATCAACAAACGTATGCTCTAATTCTTTCCACTGTGTGAATTCAGCATCGGGCGGTTTCTTGACATATAGATAGTGTTCTCTAAATATATCTGTTTGCAGGAATACAATATAATCCACAGTATCCCAGGCAATTTCTTTATATTCGTCACTGTGAGAATGCCCATATAAAGACCTGCCTGTATTGTTCCAATTACCTTCCATACGATCAAGTTGTAACCAATTCGAGCCACCGGCTTTGCTTATATTAATCACAGTGTGCCCGTGTTCTTGTAGTATAGATGCTGGGCCGATACCTAAAGGACCGTAGTCACTGCCAGTGCCACCGAATACACCGATACCCCAACTGTCACCTGCTAGTACTATTGTGCTCATTTATTGTGGGATGATACTAATTTTAAATAATGATGTCTATTATACTCTATTGTTGGCAACATTTCTTGGAATATACTGTTAAGCTCGTCTAAGGAAAATGTAGCTATACGATCTATTTCTTGTTTAATAGCTTCAAATCGCTGATAATTATTTTCAATTTGGTCATAACTTTCATCAAACCATGGGCTAAATGTTTTAAATCCTGCTTGTTGTAACCGTGTTAGGCTGTGTGCGCCTGACATCATAATGAATGGTCGACCTATATATAAATTCTTAATTGCTTTTTCTGTGATCCATGTATTACTCACACAGTCTGTTTCTACAACAATTTCCATAAAATAATCATGATACGGTTTACGGCCGGCACCTACTATCATGTCATGACTGTATACTCGCATTGGAAATAGTTGATCATATACAATAGGTGTATTGGCGTCGGCCCAGGCTATATCATCTTCGAAGTGTTTACGAAATGGTAGATCAACCAGCATACCACGTTCTTGATATGATATGTACGAGTCTTCTCTATAGTGAGTAAACAATTGTCGAGCTATTTGTAATCGATAAAACGTGCCTCGGTGAAACCATGCGGCAAATTTCTTAGTAAATCGATTAGTAGACATAGGTATGTCTTTAATAGTTGGATATAATACATTTATCCACATTTGTATGCTGTCATGTTTGAGTATAGTTACATTGGGTATATCTAAATCATCTCTACAGAACATAACACAGGTTTCGGTAGTAAGATTGTATTTTTTAATAATCAACTTGACAATTTCTATGCCGCCTGACAGAATCGGATTACAACCGTCTTCGAATACAAAAAGAAAACGTTTGCCTTCGCCTATTTTATCAACTTGATATATTAATTGATCAGTACCCATAAATGCATAGTTACGATCAAACATACTATTAAAGTTAAGTGCAATTACATCTTCTATTTCAATGATAGGCACACTTCTGTCTGCCCATGGTCTATTTAAATATACCTGCCAGAAAAATTTTGTTAATTTATGCATACAAATATTTATTACTCAAGAAAAAAGGCATTAAAAAATGCCTTTTTATAAAACTAATTTGTTATTATTGTAGCCCTGCTATTTTACGCATTTGTGCGATATCTTCATCAAATTGTTTATTGTATAATGACACATCGTCTTCTGGTTCATCTTTAGCTATTGCCTTGATACCATGAGGGATAGTTTTAAGTTTGTCTTTGAAGCTTAATGGTTTTGCGCCCATACGTTTTAATTTTTCATCTTTGTTAACGTGATCTTCGTAACCTTCTGCTAATGCCGCTTTCATTTCTTCTTTAGATTTGTTATACTTTGCCTGAAATTCTTCATCTGATAGTTCTGTAAGATCCATGTCAACTTCTTTCATACGTCCTTCGTTCATTTCTGGATATTCTACGCCCACTTCGTTATATACTTGACGGACCATAGCACTAATATCACTTGAGCCTAATTCTTCCATCGGTGCGTGGAATGATGCTACATCACGTGCAGCATTCATAACACCATCTGGGCCTGCTTTCATTAATAGTTCTTGGTGTTGCCTAATGTTGCTTGTAATTCTACGAATAATTGCTGTTTGGATTGATTCAACTTGGTCTTCATCGTATTCGCCTTCGCTCATTCCACGATTAAACTGATCTGGGTTGTCACGATCTTGGTCAAATTCTAAATCGCTACCATATTCTTGATCAGGTTCGTCAAGGTCACGATCAAATTCCATGTCGTCACCACCTTCATCAACTGTCTGATCGGCTGGCTCTACGTCGCCGATTTCGTTCATAACTTTACCGTAGATTTCTGGCATATTTTCTTGTACCCAATCCATAACTACATCACGTGCATCAGCTTCTGGGTCTTGGTCTGCTAGTGACTCTAACTGATCAAACAATACATCGTCGCCAATTAAGTTGTATAATGCGCTGGTAGCATTAGTAGCATCTACACCAACAATAAGTGGTTCCATTAGTAAATCGATTAGTTTAGTAACTTGTTCTTCACCTTCTGGTGTAGCCCATGTACCTTCAGCTACATTAGTAGCCCATGATTCAAATTGTTGTGCGAATTTATTAGATTTTTTCATATTATATGCCTTTTGTACAATTGGTAGTGCCGAATCAGTTGCGTCATTGTAAGTTTTTCTAACGAAACGCTCACGCATACTATCAACGTCAAAGTCATCCATTAGAGTTTGTTCATCCATCTGGAAACTTTCTTTGCAAGCAGCGTAACCCTTACGTCCGCTCATTCTTTTTAGAGTGTCATTCAATAAACCATGATATTCAAATGCCGCTTCCACCATAGCTTGTGTTTCGGCATCTTCAAATGTTCTACGTACCATTTGTGATTTAAATGGGCGTAGTTTACTACATTCTTCTGCTACTTTAGTAATGTGTTGACCGAAATCATCATTAACATTACCGCCTTCCGATACGTGGCGTGCCATAGCACGTGCGTATCTTAAATTGTTGTATGGTAATTTGAAACGCTCACCGTCTGTTGTTTCAACAAACAATGCTTTAATTTTGCGACTACGTGCGCCACGTTGCTCTGGGTCTACTCTGTCGCTGTGACGTACAATAATCTTCACGTTGCCATCTTGCTCGTAACTGCTACGACTTGTGCCGTGCATTCTGCTTTCACCGATGACTTCATCTTTACTATATGTGCTGTCTGATTTGCTTACTTGTTGTAAGTCACGGTGTTTTAGTGTACTACGTGTAATATCACGTGGCTCAAAGCTCAATAGATTACGTTTAGCAAACTCACGTAGCTCTCTTAAAAAGCCATACCATTTAGCTTTTTCTTCTTCATCTAAGTCACTGCTGATATTTTTACTAAAGTATATTTTAAGTGAAGTTTCATCAATAACGCTAATTGTTATATTACCGTGGCTTGTACCATCAACTGTATAATCAAAGTTGAAAAAACGTGCATCTTCTGGGTTTTGTGTTGCCTTGGCATTTTCATCGCCTAAGCTAACATCTTCAAACCTATCACGGATCTTTTCAAACAATGCTTCAGATATTTTATTAATTTCTCTCATATTGTATTTATTCAATTAGAACATTATGAATGGCATTGGCTCGATAAAATCATCAAGTGTATCGCGCATTGCATTGTCAAGTGTTGCATCATATGTTTGTAGTAGCATTGCCATACGTACTATTAACACCAGGCTCATCACCAAGTCATCTGTTTCGCCGGGCTTAGCCGCAAAACTTGATCCAGTTGCTACAAATGTTTTTAATTCTGATATTAGGTTCTTACTAGCAATAGTCATACGTTTGGTTTCTATTAGATTTTTT